GGCCTACAGCGATTTGTCTACAATGTCACGCTTTTTTCGTGAAAATAGACATATATAGAGAAGGAGAAAGATAAAAAAATAGACTTCTATATATATATATATATTTCAATATATATTGTTACATTGTAGACAAGAGTGCTCTAGCCTTAGTGCTGCGCGGGTTTCGCATGTCACGTTTTCTGTTACAAAATCAAAAAAAAGTGTAACATTGTGACGTTTTGTAACATAAATCCTTACCCAAAAGTCAGGATTTGACTATTTCGACCTATTCACGTAACATTGGCCGAAATTAACAAGGAGATGAAAAAATGCCAAAAGGCAAGCACTCAACACTCACGCCGGAGCAGATTGCGGCAAAAATGCTAGATACTCAAGTAACAATCTACGACATCAAGCAAGCGTTTAACGTCGGCTATAACACTGCAAAACAGGTCTATGAAGTGAAGGGATGGCAACCCATTAACAGCATGTTTATGCGCAAGCACAAGAAAACACTTGACTACCAGAACGCGCTAGCGTACATTAGCAAGCAAGAGTTAGACGAATCTGACAAGTTACTGAGGATGAAGTGGTGAATATATTTATAACAGACAAGTGCCCAGAGGTTAGCGCATATAACCTGTGCTATCGGCACGTAGTTAAAATGATTTTAGAATGCGCACAGTTATTATCTACGACGCACCGATACTTTGATGATAATAATGCCAATGAGATGGGGTTATATAAAGCGTCGCATATTAATCATCCATCTGCAAAATGGTGCAGAGAGTCGGCCGATAATTATCTATGGGTTTATAATCACATGGTTGCGCTTGGCGATATTTATTTAATGCAAACCGGCAAGCAGCATAAATCAATTAAACAGATTGGTGAACAACTCGGTAATTCACCTGCCGGTATAATCCGGTATGGGCTGACTCCATTTGTCGCGGTAGTCCCAGATTATATTAATTCAAAACAAATAAACGTATTCGATAAATACAAACTAACACTAATAGAGAAATACAAAGAGTGGGCTACGAGAGAAAAGCCATTATCAGTTGAATTTCCTATTGCAACGCCTGAGTGGTTTGTGTAAAATGCTAATACTAACAAGCACAGCACTGGTAATAATAGCCTCTTTGATGTTAGGTGTTATTACTGAGGTTGCGGTTAATGGGGTGGGAAAATAACATGAACTACATGGAAATGCTGATAGAAGGATTGGTCACTGAAAGTGAAATAGACGATTATATTGATAAGTGGCATGAAGATGAAAGGATAAAATGCAGCCTGAATGAATACCTTGGTATGAGTTGGGATGAATATTCTCTGTGGGCCACAAAACCATCCTCTCTATCAAGCATTGTATTTGCGAGAAATAAATTAATTAAATTTAAACTAGACATAAAGGACTAGAAACGAAAAACAAACTAACATATCAGGAAGAAACAATGTTTGTGCTTGCAGCTAGATACGCGCATAATAGACAAACAGGTGCAGCCCTTCAGGTTGTTACAGAGATTCTGAAAAAATGGGATAGAATCAGCGACTTCACAAAAGAACAGTTAAAACGAGAAGCAAAAGAAGCTTCATTCAATCATGATGATTGGGCTTTATTGATTCAGAAGGAGCGCTAGACATGCAACTCGACATGCACGGAAACACAAAGGAAGAGATTGGACAGGCGTGTAAGGATTGGATTAAAGTATTGAACGTGCGTGATAGCTGTAAAAACGATCAGCACATTGCTATTGCCAACAAAATGGCAAGCCTTTACGATAAGAAATATTCAAAATCAATTAACGGTCGACTAAAGATTGGCAAGCACAGAAATACATTGTTGACTTACACAGAGGTTTCATTGATAATTGCCGGTGTTATTGTATTACTTTACTTTATGGGCATGCGAGGATAATGTTATGGGTTATTCAAAGGAAGAGATCAAAAGAGACTTCGAAAAAGTTGGCAATGTGCTGGCTAGTTGCAAAACAAAAGAGCAGATAGCTGTTGCTAGAAAAATGCTTAATCTGTTTAACAAAAAGTACACCCCAGCAAGCCTTCGCAAGAAAAAAGAGCGCTGGTACATGCCAATAGTCACGCTAGCCCTAACGTCTGCGCTATGCGGATTGGTGTTTATCATGGCAACCGGAGGCTTTTAGCATGAGACGATACCAGCCAGCACATTGGGTTGGCGACAAGCCTTTGCTTGATACGCCTTGGCCTTGCGAGTTCGATTCGACAGGCATCATTAAAACAGAATCAGAGCTGTTCGAGCTTGTGTACACTCAAGCAAATAGCGTAGCGCTAGACATGCTCGAATGCGTTAAAGTAGTTGACAGCGCTATTGATCGTATGAGAAGATAGGCTAAACAGTGGAGGGGAAATCATGAATGTAAATAAACTAAAAGGGATTGTAGATGATATGCGCTTTCACATTAAAGATTTAGAACGCAACTACAATAATGCTGATTTACTAAAATCCTACCTAGCAAAACTAGAGGGCTTACTGCCTGATTTTGATGAGTGTGAATGTGACTCTTTAGGCAGTAAATGTCCTACATGCGAAGAAGAGTTATAAAAATGAAACACAAGCCAACCGTTCACCAACCCAAAGGCGGCATGTGCGCATCGTGCGCAAAGCGTGAACAAGCTTTAGTAAAGGCGCAAATATAAGCGCCATAGCGAAGCGACAAGTGTTATTTGTCGGTTGATACGTGTTGTTAGTTTGCTGACGGCACTTAACGATAAGGGAGAAAGAATATGGCTAACACTACAGACTTGATGATCACATCTTTTTTTGACGATAATGCTATTGAGTACATCAATAAAGAGACAGGTTTGGGCTTTAAAAAGTTGAGCGATGGGGGCGCCGATGGTGGCGCAAAAGTATTATCTTTTGAATCGTTCGGTACTTGCCCCAGATCTATAGGAATGAAAAAGATAAACCAACTAATAGACGTTTTTAACTCAGCCCCTTTTGAGTATCCTGAATATGCAGTTCTTTTAATAGATGACGATAACGATAATTTTAACGGTATAGTAGTTAGATCAAACTAACACCGAGATACATGGCGCACTGGCGTGCCCATATATCGACGTGTTATGGCTATAAGTAATGAAACTAAACTTTCACAACACGGCGATTTATGAAACTATAACATTGGTATTGCAATTGATAGGCCATACCTGCTATCATGCAAGAATCAAATGTGCAATTGAGGAGAAAGATGACATGAACACAATCAAATCACTACAGCAAAGCAAGCAGAGCGTTAACCATTTTCTGCATATCACAGTTAGCACCGTGCTAATACTCTTATTCGGTCTTCTAGGGATGTTTTACCTAGTTGTCTACCTAGTTATAGTAATGAACGTGTCTAGCGTTAACAGCGAGATTGATAAGCAGATAGCGTTGGTTATTGATGAGCAATCAAGTTAGGGGAGGGATAGAATGTCAAACGAAAATAAAGACCCAGTAGATCAAGAGTGGAATGACCATCTAATCAAAATGACAATGACAACAGTTAAGCATAAGGGAAAAGTTAGAAAGTGGAAAGGCACTTTTGCGCAATGGGAAAAGCATAGCGAGGTTATTAAGGAGTGGTGTGATGGATGCGATGTGGAGACATTCAGCCATATTAAGGATAAATTTGTTTCGATAACCGTTCCACAGTTTTATATTAGCACTCAATACCGAGTCGCCCAACCAGCGCCAAAACACGGCGCAATCTACAGCGACGACGATTGCGGCATTTACATTCACGACGATAACGTAGGAAAGATTAAAATACCAGATACCGTTTACAGCGAGCCTAATAAATACCTAGCTCCGTCTACCGCTGCATACCATGCTAGGATGTTTTTAGAACGCTGCGACGGCAAAACAGATCAAGAAACCGTTGCTTATTTAGCAGAACAGTGTAAGTATGGGGGGTAGCGCTACCCATAACTAACGGAGGCGGTTGCTTGCGGCTTAGTCATAAGCTCAGTAGCCGCCCAAACCAATGCGTCAATCCTATCGGGCGACCGGCCTTTACTTGTTGGATTCCATTCTGTCATCTGGCGCTCTAATAGATCGTGTCTACCAACATGACAAACCTCGCCTCGTTCATAGAATGCAGCAATAGGCTCAGCTCGCAACTCCTTTCCTTTGGTAGCCCTAACCTTCCTGACTGGCGGCATTGATCTATCAGCATTCCGAATAACGGTTTCCACCATGTCTCCGCCTTGGTTTACCTCCGCAACAATGCGATCAGCTCCCCATTTATAGTACGCCTCGATAGCGCGTTTAGCCCACTGGTCTGGAGTTGCGGCACTCATTGAGCAGTCTTCTAGAACGTAGCCTTTATTGTCATAGCCAATACCCATGACCACAATACCGGTCTCATCAGACTCTTCATTGCTCGTAACGGCCGGATCAATAGCTACGACGATGCGTCGCAACTCTGGCGCTTTGCTTACGCGATCCCTATCAATCTGCGCCATTTGCCAAAGTGCATAGGGGTTATCATCAAGTATTTCAGCCAAGCATTCCTGACGAAACATTCTATCTGTTAGCGTTCTGCGAAGCTCTTCGAGATATGATGGGGGTAAGAAGTAGTTATCAGCAGTAAGACCTTTGACAACTAGAGTGCGCTCATCAACTGCAAGTTGCTTTATTACTGGAGTCGGTCGCGGCGTGGTCGCAATAAACATGCGAGGATTTGAGCCAAGACGCAAAACCAGCCTAGCAGCCTCAAGACCTTCAACAGCGTATTGCCAAGCTGCCAACTCATCAAGATAGGCATTATGAAACTGGGAACCACGGGTTTTATCGTAAGCTTCGGCCGAGTAGCTGACAATTTGCGAACCATTGGCAAACGTAAGCGTTAGATCAACCTTATTGAACTCATACTCTAGGTTTGGATTGATTGTGTTTATAATGCCTGAGTCGCCCAAGAAGTTAACCTTCTTGAGGTTGTTGTAGTCAGCTGCCATTAACAATAGCCTGCGATTAGGCGCGCTTAACGCATCATCAACTATAGCATTAGAAAGCCAGTGAGACTTACCCCATCCACGGCCACACAAAAGAAGAATAGCGGTATAAAGATCACTTATATTGAATTGCTGCTCAGGTCTGGCCCATAGTCGCCAGTCGTGAAGTATTTCGTTTTTCGTTTCGTCGTCATCATTAAAAAGCCGCGCTATAACGTCTCTTGCTATGCGCGGGTTTTCATGTATGAACTTGCGAACGGTTTCAACGCTATTCACTATTGCTATCGTAATCTTTCAGGATGTCAGCAAGCTTTGACACTGGGTCAACGCTGTGGGTTACGGTTGCTGTTGCTGTTGTAGTCTGCTTAACATCCTGACCATCCCTCAACCCAAGATCACGAACGATAATATTAGCGTTCATCAGCCCAGCGGTAGCCCCTGCAAACTTCTGATTGTAGATAGTAGCGTCAATTTCTTGACAGACCCCAATAAAACCATCTCGTTTTCGGTAGTCCAACCAAGTCTGCTCGCTAATCCCAAGGAACAACCTAAGCCCTGATAACGTCATAGGTCGAGGGTGATACACCTTATCTTTTGTGATAAGTCCGTTTGCATGAAAAAGCTTTTCTTCTACTAACGGGTTATCATCAACCCACTGAAAATACTCGCAAGCCGCATCCCATAATGCCTCTGGATTTTCAAATAACAGCTTGCGTCCGTGAGATGAACGTGCAAGCCAAAACTTGTTGCCATTTGGCGCACCCATAAAACCCCCAAAAGCCTGAATAGGCAGGCGTATTAATATTTGTTACAGTATAACACAAAGCCATAGCTTGCGTTATTTTTATACTAGATTCTGCTACCATCTTCAAAAACTATATTACAAGCGACCTCTTTATCTTTAAAAACTCCATTTCCACAATGGACTTTCTTCACAACTTTATCTAACTTTGCAGCACCCGCATTGACCAAAAGCAAAGCTTGTCTGTAAGCATGTTGCACAGAAACATGATCTCGAATAAATCTATCAGCAATAGATTCATCATCGGCAAGCCTATATCCAAGAATGCTAATTAACTGCGCTCTTGCTGCCGATGCCGGAAAACCAACTAAGTAATCTTTAATAGATTTGCGTGTATTTACCGGTAGTAATTTTAATTCGTTTTTCATCTCATTCACCTATCTAGTTACTGGGTTAGGTTTCTTCCTCAACCCTATGACTGTATTGTGACTTAGTTGTGTGGCGGTGTCAACACTTATTAACTATCCATAACCGACAACGCAATAGACTCAACTTCGCTCATATGAAAACAAAAATCCTTCCCGTGATTCTCTACAACAATGAGCCACTTCGAGTGGTACTTAACAACCTGCTTTCTCATATTGATAGTATGTCCCAGTGACTGAGAATATATCTCGATGTCTACTAGCTGGTTTTGTGTGTATGTCATAACTCAACCCCATCCGGTTCAATATACTCGTCCTCATCATAGTAGCCTGCATCAATATCATCTGCAATCATATCGCAAAGGCAATCATAAACCACTTCTGGAATGTCTGACTCTTGCAGCACAACGTAAACTTTACCATCTGACGTGGCCTCTACGCTCGTAATGTTATTAAAGTAACATCCCTGCCCACCTTCCCCATCAACATTAATATGATAAGCCATCGACTGATTACTAAGGTCTATAAAGTATTCTTTGGTTTTCATTCACCACCTCCATTAATAGACACTCTAACCTCATTCTTGATAAACGTCAACAACCTTTCTCTGCTTTCACCGTATTCGCCTTTCCAGCAATTCAAGCGCTTGTATGCCTTGCTTGGCGTATTAGTGAAAGGATGTCTTGTTTTAAATAACAAGGTTGATGGATTTTTAACCGGATACGCAGCGTCGCCTGAATAATCTGGCCACTTAACAAAGCATTTGCGCAAAAACCTCAGACGGAAAGTATATTCATCGCTATATACACCGTGTAATACTTGATTGCAAATACCGGAATCCTTATGATAATCAATATTATTTAGACTTTTTAATAAGTTAATAAGAAGTTCTTTTTCTTGCATGTTCGTTTTCATTCGCCACACCACTCTAATACAGTCCGCTAATAATGCCATCCTTGGCTTGTAGTGTCAACGACTAAATATCAAACCCGTCAAAATCACCATCAGACATACAGTTGTCTATCTGTCCAACAAGGTACGAGCTAATCTCTGACTCTTGCGGCGCTACTTGCACATTGTCTGACTGTAGCCAGTTGTTAATCCACGGTATAGGATTCTGGTAGGTCTTACCATCTCCTAAACCAACAGCCGTCATTCTTTGCGCTGTAATATGATCAACGTATTGCGATAGTATTTCAGTGTTTAGCCCGATCATAGAACCATCCTTAAACAAATACCGCGCCCAATCTTTCTCTTGCCTCGCTGCGTCCTCAAACATCTGAACGCATTCAGCTCGAGACTCTTCTGCAATATCTCGAAACTCTGGATCATCTTCGCCTAGTCGCAGGATGTTGATCATGTGCTGAGTCCCTGACAGATGCAATGCCTCATCGCGCGCAATTAGCTTAATGATCTTAGCGTTACCTTCCATGACTGCGCGCTCAGCAAACGCGAACGAGCAAGCAAATGACACGTAGAACCGAATCGCCTCAAGGATGTTGACCGACATCAAGCACAAGTATAGCTTTTTCTTAGTATCTCGAGTGAAACATCCAGATCTAACATCATCAATCAGATCATCATAATAATGCGCTACCGAGTCGGCACGTTTCATTATCTCAGTATCTGACATGATCGAGTCGAACACGGCGCTAGGATCGTTCATCACGTTGCGCACGATATGAGTATACGACCGGCTGTGGATAGTCTCGCTGAACGCCCATGTTTCTAGCCACGTTTCAAGCTCGGGAACTGACACGATGGGCAATAACGCAAGATTAGGCGAACGGCCCTGTACTGAGTCGAGTAGCGTCTGATACTTTAGGTTACTCAGGAATATATGCTGCTCATGCGACGGTAGCGCTGCAAAGTCGATGCGGTCTTTAGACAGATCAACCTCTTCCGGTCGCCAAAAGAAAGAAAGCTGCTTCTCGATAAGCTTCTCAAAGATCGGGTAACGCTGTTGATCATACCTCGCCACGTTAACCTGTTCGCCGAAGAACATAGGCTCTCTCGTAGCATCAAAGTGTTTTTTGTTGAATACTGTCATATCTTTGCCATGACCTCGTTTAGCTTGCGCAGCTCGCTTACATAGGCATTATCTGCACTCATTGAAAGATAGTTTTTCATATACTCGCATAAATATATGTGTTCTTCTTTATGCATTGCTTTATCTATCAACTCAGAAGAATTAATATCAGGAATTGCATTAATATCAATAGAAAAAAACATATCATAATCTTCCATATTAATGGAACTGTAGCTATATAGTGGATCAGTTTCTATCAATATTTTTACATATACTTCATTTGTGTTTTTTACACAAAACCAGTCTGTTTGCCTAAATCTAAAATCAGATTTGTCAAGCGGTGGCGGATCAACTAGATCCCATTTATCAGTGATCCCTAGGAAACTATCTAAAAACTTGCCTACTAGATCACTCATAACAAAGCCTCAATTTCTTTCAGGTCTGATCTGTATTGTCTGTTGATGTTTTCTTGCACAAAGTCTGCTAGAAAGTGCGTTCCGTTTTCATCAGTAACCGGTATTTCAAATTCATGCTTGAACTTACCATTGACTATAATTACTAGATCAATGTTAATGATATGAATAAATCCATTCTGATTAAACGTCTTGTTTTTTAATGCAACACAAATCGATAAGCCTTTATCGTTAACTAATTTAAGGAATTTACTTGCGACTACACCCTGCACACTCCACTTTTCCGGATGATCTGAGAAACTATCTAAAAACTTGTTTAGTATTGTATTGTCCACTTTATTCTCCCACTAATTAAAAAGCCCCATCAACTGATAGGGCTTATATTACTACCTATGATCAGAGTTTACAAGCCCCAGATTCACATCCATCATCTTCATTGCCCTGCCCATCTCGAGTATTGTGATAATACAGCGTTTTCACGCCGTTTTTATACGCTGTGAGCAGGTCTGATAGCAGAAGCTTCATAGGCACTTTACCATTCTCAAACCGCGCAGGATCGTAGTTAGTGTTTGCGCTAATCGACTGATCAACGAATTTCTGCATGATAGCGACTAACTCAAGGTATCCTTTGTTGTTTGGAATATCCCATAACAACTCATACTTATCGAACATCTCAGCGAACTCAGGAACAACTTGCTTTAATATGCCGTCCTTGCTTAACTTAACAGACACATAACCTCGTGGCGGCTCGATGCCGTTCGTTGAGTTAGTAATCTGGCTAGATGTCTCGCAAGGCATAATAGCTGTTAGCGTACTATTGCGCAGCCCGTCTTTCGCAATGTCAAACATAAGGCTATCCCAGTCCAGATGCAGCGGCTCGCTGTGTAGCGCGTCGACTTCCGGCTTGGACGTGTCGTGAGGGGCAATACCCACGCTATAGCGAGTGTCGCCAAACAGTCCGCAAGCGCCTTTTTCTTTCGCTAGTTCGTTAGATGCTTTTAGTAAGCTGTATTGAATCGCTTCAAACCAACGGTGAACCAAATTATTAGCAGAACCATCCGAGTATTTCACGTTGTTTTTGGCTAAGAAGTAAGCGAAGTTAGTAACGCCAACACCTAGCGTTCTACGCTGTTTCGCTGCTATCTCTGCGGCTTTGATCGGGTAGTCCTGATAGTCAAGTAGATTATCAAGTGCGCGCACGATCAGTTCAGACAACTCCGGCAGCTCATCAATGCCAATAGCGCCCAAGTTAAACGCCGACAGCGTACAAAGCGCAATCTCGCCGTTAGTGTCGTTAATGTCGTTTAGCGGCTTGGTTGGTAGGGCAATTTCAAGGCATTGTCCAGTCAGAATGCCGTTGAACATCCCCATGTGGCGCTTTGGTTCAGCAAAGCAATACGTATCATCAGTACGACCGTTATACTCAATCGACTCTACTTGAATGAATTGCTCAGCACATCTTTGCGGCTTTCTTTTGTTCCACTTAAGCCTGCTTGTGTTTAATCCTAACTGGGCTAGCTTAAACAAGCCGCTTGATGAGATAAGTATTCTTTTTGTTTCCTTGCAGTCAAACATTTTATTTTCGCCGGTGCCGTTGTTTGCAGGCATAGGGCGACACCCACCTTCCATTGCTTTTACAACCTTTGACTGTACGCCAAGCGTTTGAAGCATCATTTGAAGTTCATATAAAAATTCAAAATCAATAGAAACTGCTTGAATGGATTCATTTGATCCATTTCTTACTATTGTCCCATCTCCATCAAGGTATCCAGCTAGCCATTCAAGACGACTTTCAACGGTATAAGATGCGTCAGGAATAAAGAATTTATCTTTTAGATTTTGACAGTACCCATAGCTTCTATTTTCAGAATCCTGCTCTTTCCATACAATTTCACTTGACATCCTGTGTTTTAGGTTTCTTTTTTCATGATAAAGATACAGCTTGTTTCTTCCGCCATCATAACAACCATCAGCCGTGAACATTCCGTTTGTGTATGCGTTTTCAAGAGTTTTTTTGCCGTGAATCACTGGCAAATCAAACTTAATTAACTTATCTCCTGATTTTAACTCAAAAGCCCGTTTTTCCACGTACTTACCAGTATACCCCAGAGCAACATAAAACTTATGATACTCGGTACAATCAATTGATTTTGTACTATTTGTATTAACTGTAATTAACTTTTGGTTCTCTCCAGTTTTCACAACAACTGTTTCTGAGAACTCTTCTCCGTTCCAGACATTCACTTGCTCGTTTTCAAGATCAGATATTGGGTAGTATCCGGAATCAGTTAGAATCATTGTTTCAGGAGCAACACACAAATTACTCTGCCTAACCGGAGCAACATCCGGATCGAACGGGCTATGGGTGTTACAATGGTCAACGTTTTGAATATAGATACGGCCCGTAGATGCGCGCTCAGACATTAACGAACTAAACAGATCAACGGCTTTTATCGTCTTCTTGCGAATGCTTGGGTCGTTTTCGGCTTGAATATACAATCGCTCGAACTCATCTTGATCAGCAAAAAATGCATCATACAGCCCTTTTACATCGTGAGGGCTAAACAGCGTAATATTTCCACCTTTGACCAAGCGCTGATACATGAGCTTATTCAATTGCACGCCATAATCCATATGACGGACACGGTTCTCGTCAGTGCCTCGATTGTTCTTTAGCACCAAAAGCGACTCAGCCTCTAAGTGCCACAATGGATAAAACAGTGTCGCCGCACCACCACGCACACCACCTTGCGAGCAAGACTTGACCGCCGTTTGGAAGTGCTTATAAAACGGGATGCAACCCGTATGAAACGCCTCACCATTACGAATCGGACTACCAATGGCACGAATACTACCCGCATTAACTCCAATTCCTGCGCGCTGAGACACGTATTTAACAATAGATGCCGCTGTTGCGTTGATTGAATCAATACTATCGCCTGACTCTATCAGAGTGCATGAGCTAAACTGTCGCGTAGGTGTTCGCACACCTGCCATGATAGGCGTTGGCAATGATAGCTTGTGCAACGAGACAGCATCATAGAACCGCTTAACGTAGTCCATACGCTTATCTTTAGGCTCGGATGCGAACAAGCACATAGCAATCAACATGTAAGCTTGCTGTGGCGATTCGTAGATAGTGCCATTAGTGCGGTCTTGAACTAGGTATTTGCCTTCCCACTGCTTAACAGCGGCATAGTGAAAACTCAGGTCACGATCATGATCAATATGTTCGCTTAACTCCGTAATCTCGCTAGCTGTGTAATCCTCTACGATGTGCTTGTCGTAGATACCTTTACCCACTAGGTGATCAACATGCTGATACAAATCTGGCGGCGTGTACTGACCGAACGATCGCTTACGAAGATCGAACACAGCCAAGCGCGCGGCTAGTAGTGAATAGTCGGGCTCCCATTCTGTAATCAAGTCGGCAGCAGACTTAACCAGCGTCTTATGGATATCAGATGTTTTGATTCCGTCAACGAAGTGCGGATTAGCTTTAAGCTCAACCTGAGAAACAGAAACATTAAGCCCTTCTGATCCCCAATTGATAACCTTGTGAATTTTATCCAAATCAAGCGCCTCACGATCTCCGTTGCGCTTAGTAACGAATATAGTCATGTAATTTTTCCGTGTTAGTTAATGACGGGCCTGATAGTATAGCATTTTGGAGAGTATTGCAACAAGATAGGGAGCCAATAGGCTCCCTGCGATGTACAGTTTTGTACTATACTGATCTGTGTAATAATCTAGCATTTTAAGATATTCATCAAACTGACTTTGAGGCATTCCGGCAAAATATTTTTCATAGTACTCCTCTATTTTTATACCTACACCAAACCATAATAATTGCTCATCGTTTCCTTTGTTTTTTCTAATTCAGAATCAATGGCAATATATAAATTATAATCTTGTTCCGTCATTTTTGTGCAGTCAATTGTGAGCTGGTCTGAATTATATTTTTTCGCCAGTGTGTCTAAGCGCACACTTAAGTTGTCTTTAGTTGCCTTTAATTGTTGGTATTCTTGATAGTTCATTGCATCACCTGTTTTTGTTAATTCTTTAAGACAGGGCTATTATCTATCATGCATATCATGAATGCAAGCTTTTTTTTGATGCTGATTTCAATGGGGAGTGGTGCGCTTAGCAGTACTCGAACCTGCAACACTCGGTGTAGAAGACCGATGCTCTATCCAATTGAGCTATATGCGCGTAATGGTGTTTCAGGTGGGATTTGAACCCACGGCCATTTTTCTAGGTAATCGGGCAGCGCTGCCTTTTCCCAAACTTGCCTGTTTTTTCGGGCCTTTTCACCCATCATATGCAAGATGCACTCTAACCGCTGAGCTACTGAAACAGTAAAATGGTGCGCCAAGGCGGATTCGAACCGCTCCTTCTTCCGCTTATGAGGCGACTGCATTAACCTATTATGCTATTGGCGCGAAACTGGAATCCACGTATCGGTAATACAGTGGCCGGTACTGATCTCCGGCATTGCGGGATTACGTCCTGCCACGTGGGCCTTACAGAGTTATTGCCGCTATCTTGTAACGCATCAGCCTGCGCATTCACTGTATTAGGATGATAGCTGCTACAACCACCATTCGAATACATCCTGAGGTAAAGCAGCGCCGCCTCAGGTCGGCTAAGTGGCTTGCGAGTGTTGGCGCACTCCAAGCCGTCACAGATAAAACAGGGACTATCTGTGCTATGTCGCTTCACAGCGAGATTCCAACAACCATTACTGGTTAATGGTGAAAACCCGCACTGGGAAGGCAGTGCAGGTTCTCGTTGCTTAGAGTGTTAGCGCACCTAAGTCTTTTAACAGAAACTCAACAGGGGTCTTTAATTGAGAATTCCGTTTTGTTGCATCCAAATTATACAATACGAATTATATCACAATTTGTAATACAGTCAAGCTAAATTTTAAAACATCTTGTGCAATTAACATTAACCGGCTATAAGCCTCAACCAAACCTAATCTTAGTTACCCTCGGTAAAACCTTTTTGATAGGTGATTCTTCCAAAACATCATCAAAATAACCACCATGAGGGTTTCCAACATTGTCGGCGACGATTGTATAGGAATCTGGATCAATTTTCTGGCAAAGAAACCCATCTAAATCAACAAAAAACTGATTATCTTCAACATCACTAAATGTTAAACTTTTACTATTTCCTTCCGTAACAAACTCAATCATTTTATATTATCCTGTAATAACATTAAGCTATCATGCAAACATCTGAGGCAAGTGTTAGAATTTCGTGGCCGTCAAACATTTCAATTACAAAAACAGTTCCTTTGTCTACCCAATGTACCTTTGCCGTTTTCCACCCACCCATGTAGTGATCGTTAATCCCTACGGAGTTTGATATGTAATCTATAACATCATCCCTACATAAATCATTTAACTTCATTTCAATTAGCGTTTTGTCCATAGCAAAGAACCACGGTTTTTCGCTATATAATGACCATATCTGCCCTTCGGATACTAAAACGCCAACTTTACCGTCTTCGTTTATGTATTTTTCCATTTATATTCTCCTACATTATTATCATTCACCGCGAATCTTTCTTAGCCTGATATTGCACTCATCTATGCTCAACCCGCGCCTCTCAGCAAGTATTGCCACGTCTCGCCATGTTTCGCCATCAAGTTTAGGCTTATCGCACGGCGTTGTCAATCGCTTATCAATCACTGTCACGTAATGAGTTGAGCACCCCGACAGGAGGAGCAGAATCACCGCAACCAGTGGCATCTTTTTCAACATAGATTGTTCTCACCCTCGCTTCTGATTTGGAACGTTCGACTTTGATTTCTTGGTCTGCTTTGTCTGACAATTCTGATTGAGCTTGTCTAGCTGCTTCAGCGGCTTTCAGATGATCAGCCTCGCACGAGCTATACCCTAAGCCATAAACCCAGAAGCCAACAGCCGCAAGCAGCCCAGCAACGACAGCATACGGCAACAACCTAATCCACATGTTTAGCCTCGTATTTCGACTGCACAGCTTTCGCGAAGCCGCTACTGCCCATGAGCATAGCACCAGCATTAATAGCACCGATCGCATTTGCTGCACCCGTGAAAATCCCGACCAATCCGCCGATACACAGTATCGCACCTACTGCAAGACTGGACATTAACCCAACCCGCATTGCTGATGTTTTGCCGCATTTGTCTTGCAGTAGTGACATGATCTACCTCGTCATACGTTCAAGTTCTGCTCGTTCTGCGATTATATCACGATTAATAGCGTTTTCTGTCGTGAATTTGTCAGGATAACGTATTGACAGCTTGTTAATGTTGATCTCCATAACATCATCAATAGTATATCCCCATTTTTCGCACGCCACTCGAATCGCACTAGCAACATGATACAGATCGTTTGCTGTTTCAGCGTGAGTCGGCACTTTGCCGTAAGCGTACCATCGCTTAATCATTGAAATATAGGCATTAACAGACTCATACAATGACGGCGGGGATTTGCATGAGTAGTCCATTACGATGTCGCTCGCATTACACGCTAGCGCCGTGAACCAACATAGATCTGATAGCTCTTCGATCATATTTACCGTGTCAGGTGCATCGCTATACTCTTGAATCTCGTCCGCCAATCCAAGCGCCGCATGTAGAATATCAGGAGGCACGTTGTAAGTGCCTACCGTTGGTGAGTTGGTGCGCATTGCTAGCTGTATGTAGTTGTTCATTTCAAATCCTCATAAAAGCCGTCAAACACAATCGTTACCGTGGCAGACTGGTTTTCTAAATCAAAATTCAAAACGTTTTCAATCTGCCTACCAATCACAGCACCTCGGTCATCAACAAGCAAAAGCTTATCGTTATTAATTCCGCCTCGCTTTAGATATGTTTTTACGTAGTCTGGGTATGCTTGCTCTTCGATTTCTTCGCGAGTGAATAGATTTTCTATTTGCTTCATGCCGATAATAGAACCGTTTTCAGGAATAGATGGAATATAGCTCCATCTCCCTTCAGTCCAATCCCAGATTTTTGCATCTTTTTCTGTGTCATTATAATAGTTGGGAACCCAGTTTTTTGATGTTTTTATTTCGTAGTGCGTCCAACCGATAGGCGCATTCCTGATAATAGACTTGCAATCCAATTCGCTTGCTTTCATTTCAAATCCTCATCAATCATTTCAATACCACGCATCGCGGCTTTGATTATCTCGTTATAAACATAGCGCAAATCATGCCCTTTGTCGGTTCCTCGCATGGCTTTTTTAAGACAGTGCTCAAGCGCTCCGCCACCAACGCCGCAAACACTGGCAACCCGATACGGGTCGAGTTTAACATCTAGGAAACCGTTTTTAACGTCTTGATCAGACAGCTTAACTCGATAAACGTATTTCTGATAGTGCGAGTCAACAGATACGGCAGGCGCAACTCCCGCAGACTGCTCGATTTCTTCGCGGGTTGCCATTCGTCCAGTAACAATCCCGTAATCACTAATAAGATCAACTATTGGTATAGGAGGAGACCAATATGACAGATTATCTCCCCATACGCTTAAGTGAGAATCATTTATAACCTTTAAATATCTACAATCTAAATGATCATAATAAACCCACCCATCCGGCGCATTCTCTATAATAGACTTGCAATCCAACTTACTCACATCCATTCCTACACCCTCACTGTTCGCCCTGACTCTAGGGCTCGCTTTTCTTTATAGAACTCCTCGCTACAAGACCAGTCTTTTTCCGGCTTGCAGAATGAGTAGTCGTAACAGTCTAACGGTTCCGAACAATACTTGCAAGCATTATGTATACCTTTTTCTTGCATCATTTGCAGACGTTCGCGCTCGTGCTTTATCTTGTCTTGACTCTTACCGATTGCCTCGTCGCGCTGCAATTGCTCTAGCTCTTGTGCGTAATCTATCTCATCCATACGTATAACTCATAAAAAAGCCCCAATGAAGGGGCTATGGTATCACAGAAGGCTTGCTTGCTCCGACTTCTTCTCGAATCGGTTTTCAGATAAAGATAAATTGATTTTTGCTTGTTTGAAATAACTGTCCTTTAGCTCCACTCCAATAGCCTTTCGTCCAAGTGAAACAGGGCTGTAAACTTCGCTACCAACGCCCATAAATGGAGTTAATACAATTTCATCAGGATTGCTGTACATCTCAACAAGTCGATCAATTACGTCTAGCTGCAATGGGTGCACGTGTTTCTCATCGTCTTCTTCTTTCGAGTCACGAAATGGTAATACATTATCAATACGAATATCATCCCATACGCTGGAGGCGTATCGCTGCCAGATGTAGTGCGACAACTTGTTGCTTTTCGGGTCTTGATGATCATGAAATGTGTTGTTTAAATATTCCCACAACTCATCAGAATTAAACTTCGTGTCATTTGCGTTATTGAACGCCTGTAGAATGTTGGGCAATATTGGCGTATCGCCGAAATACTGAGTAAGGCCACGCGAATGAGTAACCGGTACTTCGTTTTCGCCGTTGCGCGTAAATATCAAAACATAGTCTGGCATTGCAGTGAAGCACTGCGTAGAGTCTTCAACGATTAGCTTATGCATCAAGCTTTTAACCATTGTTCGCATTCTGACTTTTAGTGGCTCTTTCCATACTGTGATTCTGTTTCTGTAGTGAAAACCATATTTAGCATGAATTTTAATAATCTCGTGCGGAAAGTCCCACAAAAAACAAGAGTTATCAAACACATCAGTACAGTGAACTGCGGTGATTCGACCGGGCTTTGTAACGCGAGCAATCTCTGAAACCAAAAAATCATACTGTTCCAAAAACTGCTCTTTGCTTTCACAGTTTGAAAAATCACGCTCGCTTGAACTATAGTTATACAGCCCAGCAAACGGGGGGCTATAGATTGATAAATCGACAGACTTATCAGGAATCGTTGGCAAAATTTCCATGCAATCGCTATTGTAAATTCCATAACGATCTGTAATTAACTGTTCTTTTGTGTAACTCATTTCAAAAACCCCGGCAATACTGTTTCTTTGTTGAATTCTTTAACTGTGTGACTAAAATCACGATTTGCATTCTGAACTAGATTTTCATAAAGTTCAATAGCTTTTTGCGTTTTTTGATCTATTGCTTCTAAAACTCTTGTCTGTCCTTCGCTAATTACCATGTCGCAAGTAACCTCGTTTTTCTGTCCAAATCTCCAGAATCTGCGGATTGCTTGATAATATTGCTCATATGAGTAAGTCGGGAAATAAACAGTATGGTTACAATGCTGCCAATTAAGTCCCATTGACGTCATCTTAGCCTTTGTAATTAGTCGATCTATCTCACCATTAGCAAACGCTATTAGCAACTCCTCTTTTTTATCAATACTCATCCCTCCCCTAATCTCTACGGCGTCTCCATCAAGCTCTTTTAGTAACGAACTCTCTTCATTTAGATTACACCAATACACTGATGTTTTACCGCTAGCCAACTCCACCGCTTTCTCACAGCGTTCTTTTACTGTTGCTTTTTGTTCAGCTCGCACCTCAGTTAATCTAGTTGCAGGCATAACAAACAATGATGACTGGCCGTTTACCTCGAACATATTATTGTTGTTTACAATATGTTTGTTGGTGTGCAACTCAGGCAATACATAGCGCTCATCACTAAACCCTAAATCAGACGGACGCTTAACCATAATTGCCCACTGGTTAACCCATGCAAAAAAGTCTTTTTCTGCGTGCGGCTTTAGGTAGAATTTCTCACCTATGTTTCGATTCCTACTGTCTGCGCTATTTTGATTGCTTTTGAAGAACTTCGTAAGCATATCCATATATCCCATATATCCTAGCGCTTCTGAGCTGTTGCCTAGCTCGATAAAATCGTTAGGAGACGGCGTAGCAGTTGACAAGACCCGATACTTTACGCGCTTGATAAACGCTATAATTTCAGCCTTAATCTTTCCGTCGAAATTCTTAAGAATGCTAGATTCATCAAGCATCACACACTCAAAGTCATTCGGGTTTAAATAGTGCAATCGTTCGTAGTTACATATAACTATTTTCTTATTGTGCTTACCGTCCTTACTATGAACTATGTCACATATGCCAATTCGATCAGACTCGTTCAGAAATTGAAATGCTACTGCAAGCGGCGTCAAAATCAATACGCGCTTATTTGTTTTTTCAACCACGTTCTGAGCAATAGATAATTGAATTAGCGTCTTTCCAAGACCTGTATCAGCAAAAACACCTATTCGACCCTTGTTTACAGACCTTGCAATGATTGACTCCTGAAAATCAAAAGCATCATTCGGCATCCAAATCGGCTCGAAACCAAAGTTGCCTATAGAGTGCCGCTTGTTTGCAATAAATTCCTCATAACTTCCCATAAATACCCCTTAAATAAAAATCCCCATATTAACGATACAGGGATTATGCGTTAGTGCTTGATTGATGTCAACTGCTTTTAGCGCAACAATTCCAACGGCATAGGCTTTCGTGACTCTAAGTCAAACAACTGATCAGCCGTGTATTTTCCGTCAATATACATCTGAGCGCGCTCTTTGCTATCGAAAAACGAATCAAGAAATTCACGATTGCCACGCCGCTTTTGCTCTGCAACAAATCCCGCTAGCGTCGTTTCGCTGGTTTCTCCTCGCAGTCGCTCCATGAATTGTGTTATCTGTAGATTGGTTAAGCCTTCTTTCTCTAGCGTGTCTTGTATCTGCGCCGGAGTTGCTTTCTTAGCGCCGGCAAAATATTTAATCTTTCCGTTGTCTTGCTTGATTCCTATCTTGCCGGTTCCCAGCACTTCGCCCCACGGTTTCATTACTAGCTGAATCATTGACCGGCACCGCAAATGCCTTGGAACCGGTGGAAAGTCGTCGTAGTTCGGCAGAACAGTGTCTTTGTATTTCAGCGCTATCGACTTACATATAGCAGAGATGCGATTATCAAATACTGCCACATTGCGATAGCCGCGGATCAGGTCTTCATTGGCCTGAGCTGTTAGCCTAGCCGCTTGGTTCCCTGCGCTATTAACCGATGTTCTAGTTATCGAGTCGATACTGCTTCGACTGATTGATTCAACAGCATTGTTCTTTTTCTTGTTGAATATAGAACGAATGATTTGCTGATTTGATGCTGTTTTGCCGTTGAACAGTGACCGCAACGAGTCTTTCATCCGCTGACGCTCTGATGCTGGAATACCTTTTAGCAGGTTATTCAGCGTACCGCTTAACCTACCGCCAAGCGACAATTCGCTATTCATTGTTGCAGCGTACACCGCAGCGCCGGATACGCCAGCAAACAAAAGGACGATAGGCAATCCATCGAAAGTATCTTCAGCTGCTTTGTTGTAAATGTTCTCTTGATTGTACTTCGCTTCGTATTCGCTGAACTCAATCATTGATTCGTCGATATACTGAAACGTCTCATCGTAGAACGGCAATCTATATTCATAGATCATATCAACAACTTCATCGACGACTCGACGAAACTTACGCTTAGTGGGCGTATTGTCATTGTCGTAAGCCTCGCGCAGCTTTTCGATGTTAGCGACCAATATGTTCCGCGACTCTGGATAAGCTTTAGCAATCCGTTCAATCGCCTGATTAGCAACGTGCGCGCCGTAACGGTTACGATAGTGAGCATGACTCACTGATAGCATGAAAATCTCTTGTGATAGTGTTGTCATGCACCCATCCCCACAACGGCAAAGATTATTAAATAGTGCGTTAAGTGATGAACCATCTGGTCAAAACCAAGAGCCCACCAAAATTTTGGATTGTCTTGTTTGTATCTCCCTAACAACTTTGGTGATGCTTTAATCCGATCCATTGTAAAATGGATAACAAAATCAAAACAAGCTGCTAAAATAGCAACATAAAACCCAAAATAAGAACAAATCAAAAAAGTAATTAAAGAATGAACCGCACAGTGGACCGACAATGGAGCAACCCATCCATACTCTTTAAACTTTCCTAGCATATATGTATTTTGCAGGGGGTAATCTGCAATGAAGTGTTTGATTTGAAATGCAAAAAGCATAAGTATAATTGTTGTCATGTCTCAACTCGCTGATGTAAATAGTGTATTGTAGCAAAAAACCGCCCGAAGGCGGCTTATAATTACCCTATCGTATAAGTCTTAATCGTTCCGCCGGTGTACGGGTCGCGCTTAGCAGCAATACATACAGCATCATACGCGCTCAACCCTGAGTCCATTGCGCCGATCGCAAACAGTGAACCGCTGCCTATGGCGTATATTTCCCCGTTTACCACCTGATCTGAGATTACAGTCCCGTCATCATCAAAAGCAGCAATCAGCACCTCATTTTCTGGCGTTATAACAAATGCTGCTGTAGCGTCGATTTTCGTTGTTTTGTGTCCATTGAAAAACAACTCAATCAGTGTGTCGAACTGAGTTGTAGATCCAGAGAAAAAGAACTTATACCCTTCAGCTTCAATCTTTTTATCAAACTCAACGTTTACTATCGTATCTCCTCTAGTTGCCTGACTATCATACGCTATCTGATTGTTTTTGTATGCTATTGTTGTCATTCGTACCACCTAAAGCGCACCGTAGGGCGCGTTGATTGTTATAGACGCATTGGCATTAGAACCGCAGTAAACTTGCCCTCGTCAATGCGAGCAGAGCTAGAACCGTCTGATAATTGAATAACAGTTGAATCAGACTCAATACCACTAATAGCGTCTTGAACATAAACACCATTAAACCCTATATCCATGTTGTCGCCGTCGATGTTGCATGGAATTTCCTCGAAAGCCTCTTCTTGTTGCTGGTTCGATGCGGTAATACGAAGCGATTCAGTATCGAATGATAGTTTAATACCCTTATATGTCTGGTTAGCCAGCGGCATGGCGCGCTTCACTGCGTTAACTAGATCAACCGTTGACATCTCAGCACTAACGCAGCATTTCGACGGAATAACTCGTTTGTAATCTGGGTACTTGCCATCAATGAGCTTGGTTTTCAGCATCATAGAGGATGTTTCAACTTTCAAATAGTTGCTTGTCACCTCAATGGTGCCATCAAAGCCTTTGCTAATCATTTTTGAAATATCAGATACAGCTGTTCGAGGAACGATTGACTGTTTCTCGAAATGAGTATCAGCATCCACCGTGTACATTGACATTCTATGTCCGTCTGTAGCAACGATAGTTAATCCTGACTCTGATACATCAAACAGCATACCGTTTAGGTAGTAGCGAACATCTTGCTGAGCCATAGAAGGTGATACCTTGCTAATACCTCGCGACAATTCAGCAATATCAACGTTAATTGATTGTGGATTATCGCCCATGCTGTTTGACTCTGGGAAGTCCTTAGCTGGTAGCGTTGACAGCTTCCAACGGCTACGGCCTGATTTGATCGTAGCTTCTGCGCCTTTCAGTTCTAATGATATGTCTTTTGATGAATCAGCGTTTTTAGCAAAATCTAGCAGCTTTCGCGCTGGGACTGTAATACTTCCAGACTGCCCAACGGTTGATTCAATAGTTACTGATTTCTCAATCTCTAAGTTAGTGCCCGTGATTGTTAGCTTTCCCTCATCCGCAACAATCAAAACATTCTGCAAAATTGGCGTTGTAGATTTTGACTCAACAGCGCTTGTTACAAACGCCATTGATGATGATAGATCCGACTGCGATACTGTGAATTTCATTTACTTTCCTCTTTATTTTGTTCTATTTTGCGACGACGCGCTTCTTTTTGCATAGCTTCTGCTATATCGAATGACTCTTCAGCTACTTTTTCAAAAGGCATTGTGTCGTAAGTTGATATCAGAGCACCCATGGCAGCAATAGCATAATCCTCTAATGTTTTCATACCATCGTACCCTGAGATTTGAATTTATACGCAGCATCATAAGCATTAGCTCGTTGAATGTTGTTCATTGCCACTGTCTCAACTGGCGGCTCGATATAGAACGTGCTGCAAAGCGTTTCTACACTCATGCCGTCATCAAGACATGCTTCCATAAGCTGGAAATCCTGCGCCGTCATGCCATCCTCTTGGTTCGTTGCGCTTAGTTGCCGCGCTCGCGTGATAAGCTGACTCATTGAGCAATTAAGCCACTCTGTAAGCTCTTCCGGCTCGCAGCGGTTGAACATAATGCGTATCACTGCATCTTGCGATGGAGTAAATGGTGTAGTTTTATTGTATGCCCCTTTTTCGATTAATTCTACATACTGATTAGCTGCTCTAACTGTTTCAGTATCCGACCCTGAATCTACAGCGCGCTTGAGCGCTGTATACGGTGCTAGTTCGTTCATGTGTTGGCCACCTCGTTACTGCACATAAAAAACCCTACGTTATTTATAAACTGTAGGGCCATGTTACTAAATAAAAATCAACGTGTCAAACAAAACCTAATTCTATTTCACGTTTAATCATTCTTTCTATTCGACCTGATCGCACAATGTCGCCTAGCGAGTAAAACTCGGTAATTGACGTATCCCCCATACCTTCCATTACCTTGATCCAGTCTTTCAATCCGCTTTTATCGCTAGACTTCTTAACCAAATCATTCTGGCCAACATCGCCGCACATAATGTATCTACAATTCTTTCCGCCGCGGCTGTAAATAGTTCGAATTTCTCCGTAAGTCATATTCTGCACTTCATCAATAACGACGATAGCATTATCCCATGTAACGCCGCGCTCGTTTGATGTCGTCTCGAATTTAACTTTGCCGATATCTAGCAGGTTTTCAAATATCTTTTTGTGATTCAAATTAAACACATCCTGCATCAGCCCATAATACGGCTTTGCGTAAACCATATTTTTATCTGTTTCATCTCCCGGCTTAAAACCCGTGTCCCTTGTTTCAACTGCGCTACGAACGATTATTAACTTGTTATATTCTGGAACATCGTGATCTAGAACATCAACAAAGCCGCATCGGATAGCTAGAAATGTCTTACCTGTTCCGGGATATCCGAATAGCCCGAACGTGTCGCAATCAGTATTTAAATATGACTCGATAAACGTCGCTTGGTTTTCTGACTTCGGGCTAAATGAACAAAGGTCTTTTAAGTCAAACTTCTTTCTATTAATAAAAGTTGGCTGACAATCTAAATCATAGTCTCTGTGTTTGTTTGCGTGTTTACCCATGAATCCAATCCTCATCTGCGATAGTAATAAACACTCGTTCGCCGCCGTCTAACCGTAAAGATACTTTCTCATATAGCGACTGAAAAGCATTTCTACTCTGGCCGACAAATCCGTTCAACATACCGACATTGCTGTTCTGAGTATTGCCGACGAGAATACATCCCTCAGTATCATCGTCATCATTACCAATGTGGATATAGATATTCTCGAATCCCGGCACATCTTGAAGCTCTAAGTGCCATTTGAACCATCTATAACGCTCACGATAGCGAACAGTCATATCAGATAGTACCTCACGATGCTTGATCTCATATCGATCAGCCGGTATTCGAGTTTCGCCTTTAATCTTGATTTTGCGCGCTTCGTCTTCGATAGTGTAGCAATTAAACTTGCTATCGAGATGGAGAATACCAACGGTTGAGTCACCGTCGGTATTTAGTCTGTGCAGTTTGAGTTCCATTTCTGATACTCTGTTGATGATGGTCGTTAGAGTATAGCATGGGTGGGCGTGTTAGCCTGAAACGTAGTTGTCTTTAATCAACTGCCTATACTGAACCCAGTATTTAAAGTTTCCAGACCACATATCGTAATTAACGTCAACATGAGTAACGCCTTCTTCACTACTATCAATAGGCTTTGCTTGATGCTCAAACGGTGAAGCATGAACAGGCTTACTGTTTACAAGCCGGTCATAAATATCAAGCGCTTTGTCTAAGTCGAAGTCAAGTACACGATAACTAACTTGTGCGCAACATGATGCAGACGCTTTCAATGCGTTTTCTGGATCGCTACCAAAGTCGACATCTTCAGTTGTGTATCTGATTTCGCCGTCGCTATCGCGGTCAGTGTTAATGTAAGGCATGTGCCACTCGCCGTCATGCAAAAGCATAGGCTCGCTTTTATCCATAGCGGACTTCATACACTTAGCCAGCTCTGCAATCTCCGGTTGCGCGTCTTCATGGTCGCGAAGATAAAAATAGTTGTTCCACTCCGTAGCAGTTACAACCGTTTTCATCATCTGAAACGGCTCTAAAATACGGTTGACAATCTGCTTATGTGCGCCGCCAGCTAGCAGCGTTCTAGCTATACCAGCAGCGCAAACAGCAGCATGATTCCAGTTTGCTTTTGCGTATGATAACGATGATCCGGTTAATTCCTCATTAGCTTGCATACCCGGTTTGTTTTTACCCCAATGAATAGGCGTCGCTGGTTTTTTCATAACCTGATCAATCATTTTACTGATCGGAACCGCTCGACTGCTCATTGCATTACGACTTAGCATTCGATGCGTCATTAGCTCTGAATGAATGAATCTAGGATATTCAAGCTCGAACGTTGTGATTCTAGTACCGCCTTCGCTAACACTGTCAGCAACAACACGAGCAACAATCCCGCACTTGCCTTTTACTTCTGATTTGTACACCACCGATCCCCTCTAACATCTACACTGTTAATATAAAAGCTAACGCCACCGCGTTCAACGTCATCTATTCGTTTTAGCTCTTCTCGAAGCATTCTTTTTTCTGCTTCTAGCTCATCTGAATAACAGTCTACTATTGACTCTTCAAGATTTTCGTACTTGATGACGCAGTGAATTATACCGCAAACGTTCCACTTTCCGTCAATTAGACCGAACTTCATTTACTCCCCTCACTAACACTAATTCCCAACTCTTCAGCTCGAAACTTGACTTCATCAATTGCCCGTTTCCTTTGCGAATCAAACAGCTCTTTAGATTGTTTTACAATGTCTTGTACTATCTCTTCAACGGATAATCCTTCCCAGTTTGGTTGATAAGTGAATGACCATGTGTATTCGTAGTCATCATATGGGTCTGGTTTGCTAAAATGAAAAAAAACATTCCCGCCTAGAATACTGATATGAAACGAGTCATCATTGGGAGATGAATCATACTTGCCATCAAACGCACCGCAATTAATTTCACATTCTAAGTCGTTGTCGACAATATACTCCGAAATCTCATTCCTCAATTTCCGCATATCAGCAATAAGTTCTGATCGTGCGCTTTCGTATTCGTTGTATTTTTGTAGTAAATCAGACACAGTTAAACTCCTATTTTATCAAGCACGTACAAGTAATATATTACGGGTGCCATCCACACAACGAGCCCATAATACTGGGTTATAGGGTTTTTGTTATTTGCAATACACAAACCAAAAATATAACACTGCACTGAAAAAAGAATGAGCGCTATAAAGTAATAGACCGTCATAAATCACCCCAAATAGTCATCTTCACCAAAAACAACGCTGTACGGTATCTCCATACCTCGCTGAGACATAGCACCGAATCTTATAGGATTGTCTGTGCTTTTTACGTGATCTCCCGACTGTGTAATTATTCGTTTTAAGTAGCGGTTCCACTGTTGGCCCCACGGCTTACCCTCTAGCTTTTTCGCCAAAGCCTCTGATTTATTTGCAATAACAAAATAATTATCTTTGCATAAAATACCATTACGCTTTAGCTCAAGATGATCTTCTGTATAACCATCCTCTAGATTTCTTACTCTATCTATAGCCTCAGCTATTGTTATGCTTCTTTTCGATAACGGCCCTTCAATTGTTATCCTAATCTGCATAATACTACTCAATGCCAGCATTGACTCATCATCGTCTGAATCCTCAGTATAGACAGACCAATCATATACCTTAATGTAGTTAAGTGCAACCTCTTCTGTTACGCGACAATCAGAAACCAAAGAGTATGAGCCAGCCAGTAACGTGCCGTACTGATCAGCGTATCGAGCGTTACCAAAGTGCGTATTGGCTGCGCTACGGAACGTTTTAATATTATCTCTGATAATATCAATCATGCCGATAGTGCGAGCTAGTAGACGACTTGCTACGTCGTCAATCGTGTCTATTTTCTCGTAGATTGTGCTCTGAATTTGGCCCCAGTTTTCTTTATTCCTCGCCTTCTGCTGTGCCGTCTTGTCCGGCCTTGATCGTAGTGAAAGAATAGCCGTTCTGTTGAGTACCGCTTGCTCTGTCGTACACACCTGAACGCCTACGAGGTAGAACATCGAGTTACTGCTGTACTCCATAACCTCGCCGCTCGGGTTCCCGCGAAGTACTGGGTTTTCCGTGTCGTCAGACGAGTCGCGCATCATGTCGAAATATTCCTGCGCTTTGTCGTTAGTGCTCTTGTTCTTTGGGTCAAACTCCTCCACCATGACTGGGAATGCGTCACTCTTTAGCGTCTGCCTAAGCCCAGCCACAGATGAGTTAAGCGTGATGTATACGCCCATGTCGCCGATTAGTTTACGAGTGAAGGATTTGGTAACAGTCGACTTACCCGAACCAGAACCACCATTGATCCATAGATGCGGACGCCATTCGAGCATCCCGCATATTGGAGCTAATACGCAGAAACCAGCCAACAGCGCCGCGCTTGCTGGCATATCCCAGTCAAAAGCCTTTGCTGCTTCTAGCAGCCCCTTAGCCTCTTCTTGTCCTAGCGGGTTAGATGGCGCTTTCTTGCGCTCAGCCGCTTGGTACAGGTAGTTAGAGCGTATACCGCCAATATCTACTGTAGTGTTATCAACGACCAAACGGTCACCCAAGTGCATCACAAAACGCCCATCATCCATCCAACAACCACGGCCGCGAATACGGCGCTTATTGAATATACCAACGACACGGCACGCATTCATCATCCACGATGTAGCAGCGTCCCAGTCTACGCCGTCCTTACTGTTCTGAAACCCGCTTTTCCACCACTCAAGTGGTGCGATTCCTAACAGCGAGTTTTTCGTATGGTCGCGGTCACGTAACATCTTGATTTGCTTTGTAAACCGGCTATAGTAGTAGAAGCGGCCTTCGTCATAACCCTGCGGTGCAATGTCAAGCTTTTGCTGAGGCTGGTCGTGTTCTTCATCATCGCTATACTGCTCAGGCTCTGGTGTGTGGTCAGCGATATATTGAATCAGATCGTAACCCTCTTCCTTCGCGTCAGAGCAATCCCAATTGTCAGGTTTACCAATCGGCTGATCTAGCAGCGTAACTGTGCACCCGTTCGCTTCAAGATGTTTCTTAAGCCATATCATAGCCATTCTGCCATTCTGTTCATCCTGTGGCTTGACTTTTCCCTCGTTAGCACCTCGTTTGTAAACCTGAATATCGTTATCGGCCCAGAGCGTGACTTTCATGCCGTACAGCGGCGACCAGTCAGTCTTATCAATCGCCTTAGTTCCGCCCATCCACGAAACAACGTCGTAGGCATGCCCGATGTCAATGCTAGCAGCTTTGGCGCATTTCTCGCCCTCAACGACTAAAACCTCGTCATGCCCTTTTAGCGTATCGAGTAGGTAAATCGGTCGATTATCATCAAAGCCCTTAAGAATCCACGACTCTTCACCGGTGATTTTATTCACGCAATACGTGACAGGTAGGAACTGTTTTTTACCGTCACTGAAAATACAACGAAGGATAGCGCCCAATAGATTACCGTGCGCGTCACGATAAGCATAAACACCATCAGCTTCCGGCGTATATGTTTTAGTCGCGTTGACTTTCGGGTTAAACGCAGTAGCTTTTCCGCCTTGGATCAACTTAGGCGCGTGAACCGGCACAGGGAATACATGATCCCAGTCATCGAGCGGGTTGTGCTGTTTTACCACAGTGCGAGGCTCTGGTTTCTCAATAGCCCTACCATCGTCATCAGCGATACCCGCAATCTGCTTCAATCGCTTAACCGTTTCTTTGTCTGACAGTTGCTCATGATCTTTAATGAAGTTGTAAGCATTGCCGCCAGCGCCGCATCCAAAGCAATAGTACGTCTGGTTGGTCTGCGTGAATGTTAAGCTAGGCGTCTTTTCTTTATGAAAGCAGCATAACGATTCATATTCAACGCCTTTCTTTTTTAAATCTAATCCGTAGACATTCGCCGCCATGTCAACTATATCGACACGGTCTAGCATGTCCTCAATTGTGTAATCGGTCATTAATACATCTCCTGCAAGACCGTATTGTATCAGTGAATCAGTCGCGTGGCAATGGGATCATCAAGCCCTATCCTGATTATCTATTTCCGCATCCTCTCGAACGCCGCTATCTATCTGCGTTTTCCCATCAGACCTGACGCGCTTGTTTTGGTCTCGCTTACGCCATCTAAGGTGTTTCCACCATTCAACCGTCTTTACTGAACCTTTTCGTTTGCTTGAGCTAGCCATTCTTTAATCAACTCCACTGCTTTTTCTGAGGAATC